ACATTACTTTCGACTGCTCTCTTTCACATCGCAAGGCTTTTAGATACGGAGAGAACCTTATAGGGACTACACACGGAGACGGAGCGAAACACGGAGACTTACCTTTATTGTTAGCTACTGAGTTTCCTATGGATTGGAGCTTAACTAAGCACCGGTACGTTTATATGCACCACGTTCACCATAAAATGTCTAAAGACTATCAAGGTGTAACCGTTGAATCATTGCGCTCACCATCAGGAACGGATAGCTGGCATCATAGAAATGCTTATCAGCACGCTCCGAAAGCTATCGAAGGATTTTTACACCATAAAAAACACGGACAAATCGCACGTTTATCCCACTTATTTTAATATATTTGCATCACCTGCCATTATTCATAGCGTAAGAGCCTCCTTAATTGGGGGCTTTTTTGTTGGTTATAACCTACATAAACGGCAAAATTCCGACTTTATGGTGGAAATTTTACACCTTAACGGGTATTAAAACGCACTTTAAAGTGGTGTTTTGTACCTTATAGGGTACGTTATGTTACAAAATGAAGGTTATAGCCTTATTCTCGTAACAAAAACACATATGTAAATGTTACGAAGTGAAAAAAAGTTTGCGTCTACAACCCTTGTAAAATAAGGAAATCTAAAAAAATGTTAAAAAAAGCTGTTGATAATTGAAACATAGTTTATATATTTGCATATAACTTTAAAAAAAACGCTATGACAAAAGAAGAAATTTTAGAACTTATCTTCAACGAAGAGAGAGAACTTTACGAAGATTACCTGTATGCCCAACAGGCGTATGGATACGATGACGAAACCACTAAAAGACTTGGTTCAGAGTGGGCAGCTATTAGTACATTAAAAGATAAAATTGAAGAAGATGAAAACAATTAAAAAGTATTCGTTTTTGTTTAAGGACTTGAACACGGACGAAAAGCAAATCTTAGGAAGCGGAGTAGTATTTATCTTAGGTACTATGTTCTTTATTTACTTACTTGGGACGGCTACACCGCACCGCCAAGATGCAAAAACACGAAACTACCAAACCTATTTCAAGCCTAAGTACGAACTACCAAAGTCTTACGCTAAGTATTGCAAACACGTTTATAATTCTAAATTCAAATAAAATGATTGTTACAGAACTAAAAGACTTTGAGGTCTACAGAAACACGGACAAGAATTTTGTCTACTTATTTGTTACTCTTTGGGATGAAGGCGACACGGACACTAACGCTGAAATCTTAGCTGAATACGAAATAGAAATTTACGACTCTTATTCTAATTACAAAATCACTAAAAAGAACTACAATGAAATCCTTACAATCAAACAAACAAAAGACTGCGATGACTACCTTGAAAAAATCTACGAAGCAAACACCTTTGAGGACGCCTATGTTCAAGAATACAACGACGAAGGGACTTGGTGGTTCATTTAACCGCTACCATATTGACCGATTTTGGACAACATTCAACCACGACCTTTATAACCGAATTTGTGAAATTAAAATGACAGAGATATGACCGCAATACAAGAATTAATCAGGTTTCTGAAAAACGACAGAATGCAAAATGTTTACACAGGCGAGCAGATTATTGAACTGCTTGAGTTTAAACTTGAAAAGGAAAAGCAGCAGATAGAAGATGCTTGGGATAGTGCCTATACTGGTGAAGGATTTTTTAATGCAGAACAATACTACAAAGAACAATATATAAAAAAATGCGATACAAACTAACATACCAAGTAGGACAAAAGGTAGTTCAGGAATGGATACTTACATCACAATCATTAGCTTATTGGAAAAAGCAGGATTTAATAAAAACAGGACAATACCAGTTAGGAAAATTTAAAGTAACACCAATAGATTCGTTATGACCAAAGTAGAACTCATACAAGAAATTATAGAAAAGAACAAGTTATGGTCAAAGAATCGGAGTAGGGAATATATCTACAAGCGTTACTACCTTTACAATGAACTCCGTGTTTTAGGATTCTCATTAGACGAGATAGGCAAAATGTTCGGAGGTAAACATCACGCTACAATCATTCACGGACTACGTCAACACGAAGACTTACACAGGTTCGGATACGAAGACTACAAGATAGCTACTAAGCAAATAGATGATGTCTTACACGGTGCTACGCTTCCTTACTACGATAACGCACCTGATTTAGCAAAAGACGTACTCAAAGCGAAGACTTATAGCCAGTTTAAAAAGATTCAAAGACACATAAAATTAGGTAAATACGAAACAAATTAAAGTATTTGACTTATATTTGTGAACGGGAATGCAGTCCCAACTAAAGAAATTATTTAAACCTCATTTGGAGAGTAGTGCTGCATCACGAAATCCGAATGGGGTTTTTCGTTTTAATGCAGTAAGATGAGTGAAAGAAAAGCAGTTAAATTTTATCGTAGCTATTGGGAGGTAGCTATGGAACTAAACGACAAGGATAGACTTGCGTTTTATGATGCAGTAATGTTGCGTCAGTTTACAGGAAAAGAATCTACGTTGACTGGTATGGCGAAGTTTGCCTACATTAGTCAAAAACATTCTATAGATGCTCAAGTAAAAGGATTTGAGGACAAGACTAAAACCCCTTTACAAGGCCCTACGCAAGGGGGTATTAAAGGGGGTATGCAAGACCCTTCGGTACAAGAGAAAGAGAAAGAGAAAGTAGAATACACTATTGAAGAGCGCAAATTAAAATTTGCTGATACATTGAAACCTTTTTTAGAACTTTATGGTAAAGAGATGCTTAATGAGTTTTATGCTTATTGGACTGAACATAATGCTAAAGGTAAAAAAATGAGATTTGAAATGGAAAGAGCTTGGGGTATTGAAAGAAGGTTGGCTACTTGGCATAAAAATAAACTTGAAAGAATCAAACCAAAAGTAAACGGTGCTCCTGCGCCAATTTGGGAGGGATAGAATATGTACAAGAAATTAACAGACCTAAATGCTGAGATGTTTAGCATTAGACACGAAAAAGATGTAAGAGGAAAGTCAATAGGTTGGGATTGGGATATGCTACCACTTACAATCAAGGAAGGAACTACAACTTACATAGGTGCAGCTCCTGCATCAGGAAAGACGGAGTTGTGGTTTGAGATACTTATAAACCTTTCGTGTTTACACGGTTGGAATCACGTTGTATTTTCTCCTGAGACTGGAAGTAGTGCCGAGATTTTTTCTGAACTATGCTACAAGTACATAGGTAAGCCATACGTTCAAGGACAAAACTCAATGACTAACAGTGAACAAGTAAGTGCTGAGATGTTTGTAAATGAGCATTTCATTGTAATTGACCCAATAGATGAGGATTTAACTATTAATAAATTCTATGAGCTTGTAGATGAGATTGAGCGCAAAGAAGGTATTAAAATCCATACCACTACGATTGACCCGTGGAACGAGTTAACCGAGGAGTTTATTCCTGCTGATTTAGGACGTGAGGATAAATACTTGAGTAGGATTCTTGGTTTAGTTCGTAAGAACGCAAGAAAGACAGGTAGACATAACTGCGTTATAAATCACGTTAGAGACCAACCAATGGTAACTGCAATGTCAATAGCAGGAACTGAACTTAGATACTTTCCGATTCCTACGGCACGAGATTTTTCAGGCGGTCAAGTATGGTTTAGAAAGGGTTTAAGCGTGTTAATTCCGTGGAGACCACCTTACGGACTTGGTGATGCAGATGGTGTAGGAGCAGAAAAGAATGAAGTGCATTTGAAAGTTGCTAAAAGCAAGCCAAAAGGGGTATCGAAAAACGGAGTGTACAAATTATTCTTGGATGTTGAACGCTACCAGTATTATATGCTTGACTTTAAAGGTAATCGTGTTTACGCCAATAGGGGAACTTACTACAAAAAAGAAAGCCAAAAAACAATAACCGATGGCCTAATATCGACAAGCCAAAAATTACGCAACTTAAACACTTTTTAAAATGAATGTAACTGATAAAATAACAATAACAAACGAGGACAATATGCAGTTAATGGCTCGTTACCCTGACAATTATTTTGACTTGGCAATAGTTGACCCGCCTTATGGTTTAGGAAAAGCTACAACAGAAGGTGGAAATAAAAAAAATACACAAGTCAAGTTTAAAAGACATAACTGGGATAATTCAATTCCAAAAAAAGAATATTTTGATGAATTGAAAAGAGTTTCTAAACATCAAATAGTTTGGGGTGGTAACTATATGGCAGAACATTTAGGAAATACAAAATGTATTTTAATTTGGGATAAAATGACGTACATTCCAACTATGAGTCAATTTGAATTTGCATTTTGTTCAATGAATAAACACCCACAGCTAATTAAAGTAAATTCTAATGATGCAAATAGACAACACCCAACACAAAAACCAGTAGAACTTTACAAATGGATTTTAGATAAATATGCAAAAGATGTAGAATGTACTTATTGTGATAATGGAAGAGTAATAGATGACGATTATGATAGGTATACTATTCCTTGTGAATTATGTAATGGAACAATGAAAATTAAACCAAAAATACTTGACACACATTTAGGTAGCGGAAGTATTGCCATTGCTTGCCACGACTACGGCTTTGAGTTAACGGCTTGCGAGTTGGATGCTGAGTATTACGAAAAGGCAATTCAAAGAATTAAGAACCACACGAACCAACAAAAACTATTTTAAAATGAATCTAGACTTAAAAATACTATGGGCTAAGAACACAATTTGGGTAGTCCGCGAACGAATCAAGAACGTCAGAGAAAAACTCGAAAAGGACAAGCCTGAAGCTAAGGACTACATCGAAGGAGGTAAGGAAAGCGAGCAGTATCTACTTGAGACAATTCAGGTGATAAACCTACTTGAAGACGAAATAACATCTCTAAACAGAGAAATGAATCAACTGGCAAGACGAAACGCTCAACTGAGAGTAGCCTACCAAGAATTACAAGAAGAAATTAAATACAAAAACATTGAACTATGAACCAACAAAAATTCGACAAGCTTTACGAACCTAAGCAAAAAAAGATATTAAAACTAATACCTTTCTTGCAAGAAAAGCCACGTCCTTTGATGTCAATATCCAACTTGTTAAGCGTTCATCCTAAGTGGGCATCCTCTTACATTAGGGACTTGCGTAAATTAGAAGTAGACGTTAAGAAAGACCAATATAAAAAGTATTACATTTAAACTAAAAACTAATGAAAAACGAAACCAAATTAGTAGCCTTATGTGCTTTCCTTCCTGTGTTGGCAGATTTTATTGAAGATTTAAACGATAACTCCGTGTTTAGACAAGGACTAAAGAACAAAGCAAATATGCTTGTCAAGGAGATTGAATCAGCAGACAGAGCAGTCCTACGAATAGACGAAGAACATAGGGAGCAGGTATTTAACGAGCAAATAGATTTGCAGATAGCTTTTAGACAATGGATAGCTGAGAACATTAAATTTGACTAATGCCACGATGTAAGAACTGCAAGGAGAAGTTTGAGCCTGTACGCTTCAATCATAAATACTGTCTAAAAGACGAGTGTGTCCGTGCTTTTGTAGCTGAGGCAAGAGATAAGCAATGGAAGCAGACTAAAACACGAATGAAAGAAAACCTAAAAACAACATCAGACTGGTTAAAAGAAGCCCAAGTTGTATTCAACAAGTACATAAGGGAACGTGATAAGAATAAGCCTTGTATCAGTTGCGGTTCAAAACTCGGAGATAAATTTGACGCAGGACATTTTTGGAGTTCAGGTGGACACAAAGCAGTTACATTCAACGAAGATAACGTACACGGTCAATGCGTAGCTTGTAACCAATGGAAACACGGAAACCTAATTAACTATCGTGAGGGTCTCTTAAAACGCATAGGAGAGGCTAAATACGAGCAATTAAGCCAACTTGCTAACCAAACACGAAGATACTCATCAGAAGAATTAAAAGAACTAATCAAAACCTACAAAAAAAAGATAAAAGATGGAATACAATAGCGACTTCCGTTACGACCTTAAAATAGGTCAGGAGTATGAAACCCTACTAAGTGAGGTGATAGCGTCTACAATCGAAGTAAAACGTGATTTTAAGTGCTACGAGACTGGCAATCTATTTGTAGAATACGAAAGCAGAGGTAAGAAAAGCGGAATCAGCACGACGCAAGCTAAATGGTGGGTGTATTGGTTTAGTAAAACACGAAGTATTTTGATTGAAACAAGCGAATTAAAACAGATGTGCAGAAAATACATAGGCACAAACCGAGATATTTTAGGTGGGGATTCAAACACCAGCAAAGGAATATTGCTACCGATGGAAGATTTATTTAAAAATATTTAAATAAAAATATATTTATATCTAAATAATCTATATATTTGTATAAAAATAACACGCTATGGAAAATTTATTTAAAGTTCAGGCAGAACTAAAATGCCCAAAAGGTTCTTACAATTCATTTGGAAAGTACAAGTACAGAAGTGCAGAGCAGATTCTTGAATCAGTTAAGCCATTGCTACAAAAACACGGTTTATTATTAATCTTGACTGATGAGATTGTAGAGGTAGGAAGCAAACTATTTTTAAAGGCTACTGCGAGCGTTGGAGATGCTGATGGTAAGAATGTTAGGACTTATGGATTTGCAGAGCTTGGAGAACACAAAGGAATGTCATCGGAGCAATGTACTGGCACGGCATCAAGCTACGCTCGTAAGTACGCTCTCAATGGTTTATTCTTAATTGACGAGACGGAATCCGACCCTGACTCTAAAGACAACTCAAAGACGGAGAAGAAACTGCCTGAAATTGACCAAAAGCGATTCAGCGCAGCAGTACAAGCCATCGCAAAAGGTGAATACACACGAGAGAAACTCGAATCATCCTTTGCATTAACTGAAGGTCAAATTGATATTCTCAACGCACTATGAAAGCTCTCAAGATTCGATGTTCTGCCATAGGGAAAATAATGGCGACACCACGCTCTAAAGGCGAATTACTAAGCCAAACGGCTAAAACTTACATACACGAACTTGTATTAGAAGAGAAATACGGCATCCGTAAGGAGTTTTCAAGCCGTTACACGGACAAAGGAAACGCAGTTGAGGATTTATCTATCTCGCTTGTCAATGATGTCTTAGACGTGAAATTTATTTACAAGAACGAAGAGTATTTCGAGAACGATTGGGTTAAAGGAACACCTGATGTCAACACGGAGGACGTATTGCTTGACGTGAAATCAAGTTGGGATGCTACTACCTTTCCGTTTTTTGATACCGAAATCCCAAACAAAGACTACTTCTATCAGCTACAGGGTTATATGTGGCTAACTGGTAAACAACAATCAATGCTTTGTTACTGCCTTGTTGACACTCCGATTGATATGGTTGAGGATGAAATCCGCAGAGCGCATTGGAAGTTGCATAAGATTGACGAGGACTATGATTTACGTGAGGAGATTTTACGCAAACACGAATTTAGCCAAATACCTAAAAACCGCAGAGTAAAAGTATTCTACGTACAAAAAGACGAAGCAGTAATCGAAGCTATCAAAGAAAAGATAGAGCTTTGCCGTGAGTATTATAACGCCTTAATTCAATTCCTATGAATTTATTTGGAGAAGAATTAGAATTTGGTAATGATTGGAGGCAACACTATATTGATATGCCTGAATATAACAATGTAAAACAAGAAGAACCAGCTATTGAAGTTGTTTTTAAATTTAGAAACCAAGAAGATTTTAATGAGTTTCACGACTTAATTAAAAAACACTTATACAATGGAAAAAGAGTATTTGACGGAATGCAACGAAAAAATAAAAAAAATACTTGGTATCCTTTAAGTGAAAAAGCATCTAAATATTTATTCAAATGAACCCGCAGTTCCCAATATATGTTATAAGTAAAGGTAGGTGGCAAAGAAGGCAAACTTCTAAAACATTAGAAAAAATGAATTGTCCTTATCGAATAGTTGTTGAGCCAAAAGAATACGAAGAATATGCAAAATATATTGATAAAGAAAAGATTATTTGCTTGCCAACTAATTTAAGTGAATTAGGTCAAGGTGGTATTCCTGTAAGGAATTGGGTTTGGGAA